TGGTTCTCCAATGTTCAGCAAGTTATTCAAAACTGGCAGAATATGGAGCTCTACGGTCTGATTTTGCGTTGGGGGTATCTGATGGAGCATACCATCGTTAAAGATACCTACAGCTTATTGGATTCCAGCGGTTACGTTGGAGTTCCAACTAGCGCTGTCGCTCCTGTGACCTTAATTACTGAGGTCAAGAAACGACAGACCGCAAATCCCTTTGGATTCGGCGTGGAATGGGCGAACTTGTCACCCGTCCAACTCGCTATATTAGGCGCTCTTGGAATTACCAGGGCGTTTAAGTAGTTTGCACTACTAAACACTAGGAGGATTCCAATCCCTCCGGATATAGGAGCATGCAATGGCATTCGCCGACCCTCAGTCCATCAAAATCTCTGGTGTCACCACGAGCCTACCCCGTGTTTCTACGGGTAAGTTCGAAAGTGAGTACGAGAGCTCCGATGGACGAATCGATTTGAAGGCTGCTTCCCAGTTTGGGAAACGCAACCGTCGGACGATTCGGGTAGACACCTCTAAAATTACCACTGACCCGTTTATACCAGCCAATAATGTGGAAGTCGGGATGAGTTGTTATCTCGTCTTTGATCTTCCACCGGTTGGATATTCGAGTGCCGAGGCGAAAGCCGTCTATGATGGGTTCATTGAATCCATCCAGGCGTCTTCTTCTCTGCTCATTACCAAACTTCTTGGTAGTGAGACCTGAGTTGAAGGGACGTGGTCCATCTCGACGTAAACCTTTGAATAGGAAATTCGACTTGATGGTTTCCATGTCACTTTTTTCTCTGCTTGTGGTATCTTTATGTGTTGGTGTCTTGTTGAAGGTGCTAAACTAACACCTTCTCCCAGCACCGCGATCGCCAGAGCTAAGGAATACTACCCCCGTTAGGAGGAGTATTGAAAAGCCTGACGATGCTCTGGAAAATGATAGCAAATGATTATGCTATCAGATGTTGCACTAGCGCCACCATGGACCTCAAAACGGTCCAAGGTCGGTTCAAACACGAGGGGTTATCGTTTCTTACGATAACCTTACCTTCCTTTGGAAAGGACTTCCAAAAAAGTCTTGACCAAGGGATTGTGGATCGCAACTCTTTCCAGGGTTTTTCCTGGAGAGCAGGTCTCCCCCGATTTCTCGGAGGTTTCCTCGATCTTGTGTTTGACCGAAGTAGCGGTGTGTTACTGTCCGAACCCTCCGTTGACGCAATTCTTGCCGTCCGTCAACTTACGTTGATGTTCAACAAGATGCTGCTCCCTTGCAGTGATGCAAGGGTTGCAGCATCAATGGATGAGTTCGTTCAGTGTGAGCAGGATATCCGTGTATCCGATTCGTATATGAGGTCGGACGATTTGTCTGACTTCCGACGAGTCGGATCCCTTTTATTTGGCTCCGCCTTTTCTCGTATGGATTATGCTATCTATACGGGCCAGGCGGTTCCCAAACATGGGCCAGGTAATACCGCTGATCGTCTTCTTGGTAACAGGAAGTACGACCAACGTACCTGGACTAAACGCCTCGATAGAGTATTCCCTTTTGGGGAATTTCTCTTTCCAAGCTGGTCTTATTATGACCAGTTTGACGAGGTTGATATCCTTGAACCTGGGCAGGAGCTACCCAGTAGGGTAGTTCCTGTTCCTAAGACGCTAAAGGCACCTAGGATTATCGCTATTGAACCAGCA